CAAAACTAGGAATACTGAAGTTACCACATTCTGTATATGTGCCATATTCATCTTTATCACTATCAATAAGACTTGTTAAGTTATTTCTATGTACTCTTACACAACCAGGAATATTAACAATAGGTTTACTTATGTTAATTAATGTTTGTACATCAGTTTTCCATATGGGTATTTTATGTATCTCTACCTTATCGATATTAAAACGAGGTATATCAATCGGAGGCATCTCTTGGAAGGTAAACTTCTACAAATGAATCGCATCTAGGACAGGAAAGATTAGTAACCATACTATACTCTTCAGACATTATTGGATAGTCTTCTCCATCCATATCGTGGTCACCACCCCAAATTAGTTCAGTTTTACAATGCCAACAATTCATTTCTTTGGCAAAAGCATAGATGGGCCTGTAATATCAGGCATTACATTATCTAAAACTTTAGGCATAGAACCTTGTACGTTTCCAAGAATTTCATTCATAACTCGACTTTTAAAATTTTCAGATGTTAAATACTTATAACCAAAGTATGCCCCACCACTCATAGAAGCTACCATTACAAATGAGATAATACTCAAAACATTAGCTATTTTTTGAAACATGATTAAATTTGCAATATTAAAAGCACTATCTTTTTCAAGTGTGCTTGTATTACTGCTTATTGTAGCTCTGTCACCTCTTTACGTCACCATGAGTTTAATGACAAGGCAGATACAAGAAAAAGTTAATTAGTTTTTTTCTTTTCTGGTTCAATAATATCTTCAACCGCAGCTATAGCTCCTTTTAATTCAAATATTTTTTGTTTACAATTTTCTGCTACTTGTGTAGCTTCTTTATAATTTTCTGCAATTTGTTGCAATTCTGCTTTTAACGTTTCTAGCTTTTGTTTGGGATCAACTGCCATTAGATTAATATTGTACTGCTATAATGATAACACCTAATTTTGTATTAGACCCCAAGTTGTTGCGATATATTTGTGTTCGTTAATAGGTTGATTACCTCTATGTGTATGTGTAAAACTAGCAGGAAAAATAATATATCTACCTTGTATTGCTTTTATCCTTTGATTTAAATATAGAAATTCAGTCTCTCCTCCTTCTTCAACAGTATTTAAATATGCTTGAACCACTAGATACCTATTTGATGTAAGAATAGATTGATCTTCATAATGCCAAGTGTGATAACCTCCACAAGGTATTATCTTTTTTATTTTTATATCGTAAAAAGCAAAATTACTTTCAGCCAAAATTGAATAACTATTAAAATATTGTTCTAATACACGTTCCAAGCCACCCATAAATATACTAGATATTTCAAACTGATTGACTTTAAAATCCCAAGACAAGAAGGCTTCTTCCATGTCACCTTCATGCTTTTTTATATTTTTAAAATATGTATGACCTTGTTGTTTAAGGTTTTCAAAATAATTAATACAATGTTCTGACTCATCAGGAGACAAAATATTGTCGTAAACTCCAATAAAATTATTAGTGGTGAGTGTGTTCATCTATAACATCTTGTCTTTGTTCAGCAGTTATTTCGTCTTCTGGATGATATCCATGACCAAAAACTGAAGATAAATTAAATGAAAACAAAAGAAGTGTTGTAAATACAATAAATTTCAAAGTTTTTTTCATAACTACTTTTAACTATACTTAAATAATAAAGGAGGACTAGGTGGTGTTGGATAATCAGAATGAGTTTTATCCTTAACAAGCTCTTCAAAAGTTGCTGTTTTGGTAGTTGGCATATCTCTCAAAGCCTGCCTATAAGTTTTCCACTCTTGTTTCTTTTCCTCAGATAATTGATTATCTGGGTTTTGAGTCCAATCACACTCTAGTAGTAAAGCATACCTTATTGACCTAAACATAACTTCCCAATCTTCTCTAAGATTTACCTTGACTTCTGCTGCAAGTTTATCTTTAGCTGTTTGCCAATCTACTAAAACTTGATTATAAGGTGTAATATCTGTTATTTCTGTATTTGGACTACCATCTAAATATTCAACCTCTCCTTTAGTATCGTACCATTGGATTGCATTAATATTTGAATCTATATAATCTAAATTATCTACAACGTAGCCCTCATCATCCTTTGCTACATACTTGTCTTCAACAACAACACATAATCTCATTTCAGCCCTCCAATAAATTTTCTATATCTATATTAGATAGTTTAGTTGGTTCTTGAACTATTGGCATATCCATTCTCTTAACCATTTCATTTCTAAATGATTCAACTGCTGCTCCACTCATTCTTGTACTTTGTGAGTTTTCTATAGCAAGCATAGGAAGCCAAGCTACTGCACAAGCCCACTCTTCTACTTCCTTTCCTGTTTGTGGGTGATGACCCATAACTTTAGTAAACCATGCACATTTTAAACCTATACATTCTTGCTTCATAAGAGGACAAAAATCACCAGCTTCAACTTTTATCGTCATTAGTCTTTTTGTGCAATGATAACGTCTAAATATCTAACTGCCAAATTTATAGACGTACCAGAGAATGAGTGATTATGAGCAGATCCACTAAATGAATGACTATGAGCATTAATTGAGTGAGAGTGAGCGTTAATAGAGTGACTGTGAGCAGAACCACTAAATCCATGATTGTGAGCTTGTGTGCTACCTTCATTAGAAGTGTAAGACTTATCTGTTTGTGCATAAGGGTTGCTTGGATCGTATCTTGCACCTGGATAATTTACACCACCTGCATTATTTTGTGCTTGACCATAGAAGCCATTAACTTGGTCAAAGATGTTTCTGTCTCCTCCAATATGTCTGTGAGAAGGCATACGACCTGTAGAAAGTGTATGGTTACTAACTGAACCGCCAGCAGTTGTGTTATTCGTATTATTTCCTCCGTTATTTGTATTGTTCCCTCCATTAGCGATTGAACCGCCTTGAGTTGTATTCGCAATCGAACCAGAAACACCCCTACTTGCAAAAGCAGATGTAAAATCTACAGAACCGCCAGAACTAGCAGAGCCAGAAACTACTCGTAATGCTCTTTGGTTTGTGTCACTTGTATCTTTAGTCCAACCAGTAGGTGCAGATGTTTGCTGAAATATCATGCGAGTTCCTGATGGGAAGGCAGCAGCAGTAGCTCCATCTTCTACGTTTAAAAATGTTCTTACAGCAGCAGCAGTTCCATGTCTTATGTAATTATCATTACCTGTTTCTACCATTACTTTTGTAACGCCAGAACTTACATCATTAGCAGTTGTGTTGAAATAGTTTGCAAATACATATCCACTACCATTTCTAGAAACAATAGTAGAATTACTAGCACTTGTACTCCAAGTCCTACCATCTAAATTATCAGCATCAAGCCCAGAGCCAGCACCATCATTACCAGAGTGCCATACAGTTCTTTCGTTACCACCATGCGTAAAAGTTAAACCATTAGCACCACTTTTAATTCTTAAACTTTCGCTTGTTTCTTGGTTGAAAAGTTCAATAAAACCAGCTGAGTTCCATTGAAAATACGCTTTGTCTGTAGTGCCTTCTTTAAATCTTATGTAAGGATTACTTGAGCCTTTTAATACTATTTTTCCGTTATTGTCTCCATCAATAGTAAGTGGATATTGACTATTAGTTTCAAGACTAAGTATTCCTGTTGTTGAGTCATCTTGGTCTGCTCTTAAAAACTGTGTTGAATCTATGCCATCTAATAAAGCTGCGTTACCACCATCACTAGCACCTGCCAAAGCAGCAGAAGTGATGTAGCCAGCACCATTTGTAAGCTGGTTGTTGTTGGTTACGTTAGTTGCACTAGTAGCGATACCATCTAATTTATTTTTTAAGGCTGTTGTAAAGTTTTGATCTGTTTGTGAAGGTAGGTTTGTTAAGTTAGCTCCACTTCCATATAAAGTGTCAAAATATCCGTTTCTTACTCTTGTGCCATTAGTACCGATATCATATGTGCTATCTGTTGCTGGTACGAAATGACCACTTCCTTCTATATACCATCTATCAGTTCCATCTTCTCTAAATCTTATGCCACCTGTACCGCCAACAATATATAAATAGTTGCTGTGCATTTGTATCTTTCCAACTGAACCTGTATTGCCTGTCCAACCTCCCGTTGTAAATCTAATATCGTGGCCTGCTTGAACATTAATTCTACGAGTTGTTAAAGAAGCATTTATAGTGTCATCAGCATCAGACCTTAAGAAACTTCCCGAGCTAATACCATCTAAAGTATCCGCATCTAGTCCACTTCCCGCCCCATCGTTTCCCGCATGGAATACCTTATTACCTCGCCAAGTTAAAGCATCATTTCCAGCACCAACTTGTAATTGATTTGTACTGTCATTACCACCAGCCCTAATTACTACTGTATTACCACTAGAAGCTGAAATATATGTATGATCATCTCTAGAAATAATCATATACTCAGAACCAAGAGTTTGATCTGCGTGTTTTAACCCAAAATAATTGGTAAATGCTTCTCCTATTATTCCGTCAACATCTGAACTTATATCAACTCTTAAATTACTTGTCATGGTGTCACCACCACTTTGATCTGATCTTAAGAAAGAACCAGAACTAATACCATCTAAAGTATCAGCATCTAATCCAGAACCAGAACCATCTACTGTCTTGATTAGTGTGAGGATTTCTGATGCTGTTTGATCTGCGGTTGCTGACGCTTCAATTCCATTTAATTTTGAGTGATCTGCGTCTGTAAATACGTTACTGTCAGATGCAGCTTCTACAGCAGCCCTTACCTGTGCGTTGGATAGTTGAGTATCAGTAGGAGTAGCCCAAGATAAATTTCCATTTGTATCAGTTTTTAAGAATTTTCCATTTTGTACATCATTTGGAAAAGTAAGAGTATAACTTTGACTAGCACTATGTGGTGGAGACTTTAATTTTATACCATGACTGTTTTGTGAACAGTTAAGTTGTATATAACCATCTTGAGAACTACCATCTCCTTTTGCTATAAAAGACGCTTCAGTAGAATCAGAAACTCCTG